TCACATTGTTGAAATTCACATACGCCGTGTACCCTGACGTATTGATGGTGACGCCTGTCAATTGAACACCCCCCGGAGGGTACCCACCACCGGTCACTTCGTTGGAGGTTGTGTACACCGTGGTGGTTTCGTTCAAATCTGCGTTGCCGGTGTACAGCGCCACCTTGAGCGTATCGGTAGTCAGGTTGTGGACAGCTTGGTACAGCTCCGCTTTGAAGCTCGTGGTTTGCGTTTGCAGGATGCTCATACGACGGGGTTCCTAACTTGGCCGTCGCGGTACGCATCCATACGTTGCTTGCCATCGCCCAAGTTCTTGAGCAGCGTGAGCGACTGCAAGAATTGCTGTTGATACATAGCAACCAGGTCGGGCTCGCCCTTCATGTAGCGAATGGCTTCCATCATGGTGCCATTGAACAGCGCAGAGTCAAAGTTGTCACCCAACCAAGTCTGGCCCGCCGTCACAATTGATTCGGGGTAGAAATAGTAATGCAGCTCGACACCATATGCGGCATCGGGCGTTGGGCCGACAATAAACGAAAGCTCCGCGTCATTGCCGTACGTGGGTCCAAAAATAGCGTAGTGCTTAGGCAAGCCGCGGCTTGCCGTGCCCGTACCCGGATACGCTTCGCGAATGAAGTTCACATCTTTGTTCAGAAGGTAGTGGTATTCTTCGTTTGCGGTGCCCAAGTCCGTGATAACCGCGACGGAATATGTGGACAAAAAATCGCCAGGACAGGACAAATATTTGTTGCCGAGACTAAGCGAGCCCGTCACGTTCTTACGCAACGAAGCCAGCTGAACAGTGTTGTAAATCGTCTGCTCAGCAATCTTGATCATTTTGTTGATGTCAGCCGTCGGGAAGGTGTTCTCCGTGTACGACTGAACAGCAGCAACGAGTTCGCTATATGTCATTTAGACCTCACGCCATGGGGCCACGGGCCATGGTGCCCTTGGTGGCAGCGCCAGTACCGCGGATTTTGATGCCAGTGGTTTTGGCAGCATGCTCGCCCTTCGACTTGTCGATGTTGCCAACAGACATGTCCACAGTATCCGAGCTGTTGCGCACGGGACCGCGGCCGGGCTGTGCTTCCACCGTGACGGCTTTGCCCTTCATCGTGTGCGGCTTGGCATAGACGTTGGCCTGGCCAACTTCCTTGCCCATCATTTTCTTGCTGTATGTGGCCATATTAGCCTCCGCGACGTTGGTTCATGGCACGGGCCATGTTACGGCCGACAGCACGCATGGCTTTGCCAGTCACGCCGCCCTTGGCGAGCTTGGTGGGGGCCTTGCCCGGGTGCATGCGGGCTTCGTGCTTGTGCACAGCGGCGCCGATCATTTTCTTGTCTTGTGCTAAGTCTTTCTTGTCCATCTCTGGCTCCTTCAAGATACCGTTACTGTACCAACATAAGTCGTTGCCACCAAGTAATTTGGAGTCAACGCCGCATCAAATTCACGCGAGCCGCCCACAGGGGCCCAGCCCCACTGAATATCGCGCGAGCCACCGGTGGGGTAGCCGTTATTGTTCACGCCCGCCTGCACGTACGTTGTGTCTCTGCGCGGGTTGCGCAGCGCCTGGGGGTCATCCACAGGAAACGTGCCAAGCATCAACTGCGGTTGGTCTGGGTCCCAGCATTCCGGGCACACCAGCAGCTCGTACTTGCGCTGCTTGATGATCTCAGTCTTCAGCTGTTTCAGCTTGTACTGTTGCCCGCAGCGATCGCACTCCGCAATCGCCTTGATGCCGTTGGCAAACCTATTGCCCATTACACCCCGCTCCCAATGAACATCTGACGGGGTACGAAGCGGATAGCGGCCTTCTCGCGGTCTTCCTCAGCGGCCAGCGCAAAGGACTCGTCGTAAGCAGCCTTGAGCATGGGCACGCGATCCATCAGCTCCGGGGTCTTCATGGCGATGTGATACGCCAGGCCGGCGGTCAGCGCCGGCAAGAAGCGGAACTGCACGTCAGGAGTCTGAATCCCTGCTCCCGCATCGTCAATGCGGCGCATACGCCAGTACTTGAACACGTAGTACGGCTGCAAAGCTGTGCCCTGGTCGGGCACCGGCCACACCGTAATCTTCGGGTTATCCCTTAGCCGCTGAACCCAAACCTGGATTGGGCGGGCCTGTGTCAGCTTGTTTGGGATGGTGGCGTAGGTAGAAACGCTAATACGAGTGATGGTCAGGTCCGCCTGGGTAGAGACATTGCCCTGCCCCGTGCGGATCACCTGCTCCAGCAGGTCGATGGTATCGGCCGGCAGGTCATAAGTGGACTGCCCCTGCACCAAGTTGATGTAGCCCTCGTCAAAGGTCCACATGTTCAACCCGCGGTTCTGCCACTCAATGGTCATCAAGTTCATGGAGCGCCTGGCGGTACGCAAGTCGTAGCCAGAACGCATCTCACGGCCGGCACGCTCCCACGCTTCCTCAGCAATCTCTGTGAATTCGAGGTTGAAATCGGTTGTGCCGGTGACTGCCATTATTTACCTTTCGCGGCCCGCATATTATCGACCAGGTTGGGGTAGGGGCGACCAGCTGCTTTTGCAGCAGCTTTAGCCCCTGCCTTGGCGGCCGGGCTTAGCTTTTTTGGCTTGCCCAGCCCTTTTGGACGCTCTTTGTCCCACACCTCGCCGCCCGCGGCGTATTGCGTGAAGTCAGTGTCGTCCCGGCGCGCCTTTTTGACGCCCTTGGGCATTTTGGAGGGCATGATTGCCCCCATGCCGCGACTGGCCATCATACAATTTTCGCCTTACGGGCGCCTCGTGCCATACCCCAGCCACGAACTTTGCCGCCCTTTTTGTAACCGACTGCGCCGCCGGTGGTATCCGACTCATCCAAGCCTTTTTTGGGCTTTTTGTCGCCCTTCTTCAAAGCCTTCAAAGCTTCCGCCGGGCTGTACCCTTCCGCATCGCGGCGCGTGGCGCGGGCCGACGCCGACTCTTTGGCGGGGGCCGATTTAGCGGCCGGGCCAGTCAGCATCTTGGGGGCCACATCCGTAGCGGCTTCTTTGGCTGCGGGACCAGTCAGACGCTTGGTCGGGGCTGCCAGTGTCGGCTGTATGTATTCGCGCAGCTTCTCAGCGGCCGCAGGAGCGCGATTTGCCAGACTCTTAGCCGCAGAAGCAACGCCCTTCAAACCGGCGCCACCAGGCAGCATCATTTCTTCGGGGCGGACTGCTTCTAGGCCTTGCTTTTCGGTTTGCTCTTTGCGGGCAGCGCGAGCAGCGGGTGTAGCGGCTTCTTTTTCAGCCTTAGCATAAGCAGCTTCATTCGCTTGTTTTTTAGCAGAGCGCTCTTTGGCGTACCCCTCCAGCTCTTCAGCAGTGGGGCCACGTCCGCCGCCCGAACCGCCCATCTTAGACGCCGCATACGCTGCCGCCTCACCAGCGCCTGCGCCAGTGCGCGTGTTGCGCGAAGCGCGGGCGGCAATATCGTTGTCCACGCGACGGGCCGAGGCCTGTTCTGCTTTGGGCGCCGACTCCCCACGACGGGTCAAGCCTTGTTGCTTGTTCATGTAGTCGCGCAAAGACAGGCCAGATTTGGCCAATTCTTCTTTGGTGACAATGGGCGCCTTCTTGGGAGTCTTGGCGGCATACTTGCCTTGGCCAACGTTGGACTCCATAGCGGACTCGTCAGCCGCTTCTTCCTTGGGCTTGTAGCTAGGGGACCGCGCCATGGCTACTCGCTCTTCACGAGTCGTACCGTCGCCGTAGTTCTCGTCGCCAGCCCATTCGCCGGATTCAGACTCCGTGTCGATGAATTCGCCTTCAGCGAAGCGCCGTACTTTGCGTTTCGTAGCCATGTGGGTCTCCTAAATTAGCACTTACCGCCGCGCTTCATACCCTTGGTGCCGATGCCGCCAGGCACGCCGGCGCCAGGCATCTTGACCTGTTTGCCTTTGGTTTTGCCCTTAGCAGCAACGCCGTCGCGGCTGGGAGCAGCCGTGCGAACTTTGCCCATTGCGGTACCCGAAACTTTTTTCTCTGTTGCCATGATGTCACCACCTTTTGAAAATTTGCGGCCCTTGTCCGCGTTGGAAAAATCTTTGCCCACAGATTGTGGGACTCCCGCTTTCTTCGCAAATGCCGGGCTGTGGGCCACGGCTTCCATGAAGTTGTGTTGTTTCTTGCTAGTTGATGGCACTGCGTTGCTCCCTCATGAACGTGTCCAGCTTTTCATCCAGCCGATCCAACCTGGCCAAGACCCGATTGATGTCGTTGTGGACGTCTGCCTTGGTCACGTAGTCGCGCGCGTGCTCCTCCCGAGTCTTGCTCAAGAGAACTTCCAGCCGCTTGATGTCCGAAGACTTCTCCTTCAATACCCACATGAGTATTGCGATGAGAAGAGATAGGACGCCGTTCCATAGATTTAGCAGTTCCATGCCCGTAAACTCTTGTTAATGCGGCTGTTCGGGTCCTTCTTGGCCTTCTCGCCGGTCAACTTTTTCTTCATGCCACTCATCCTGGCACAGAAAGAGTCGCGCCTTGAGCCGCCCTCGGGTTGAGGGGGCTTCAAGTTCATCCCTTGCTTTTTGGCAGAGGCTCGCCCCTTGGCGTTCAAGCCGCCGTTGGGGTTCTTGCCTTCCTTGCGTTGCCATGCAGGAGACTTAGCCATAGAAAGCCACCGCAGTAACGTTGGCGCCACAGGTGACGATCAAGCTGGTTGAGCACAACACGCCTTCGCCCGGGACAAACACGCTGGTGGTTGCCGCAGCTGCAATGGTGTATGTGAACAGCGTAGTCGCGCCGTCAAGAATGGCAATGGTCGTTGCTGCTGACGCGCTAAACGTCAGGCCTTTGAAGCGCGTACGCCCCGCGTACACAGTCGTTGCTGTGCTTGCAGGGCAGCTGGCGCCTTTGACGTCTGTTTGCATACCCATGCTGGGCTCCTATCAGACGTTCTGCTGGCCGTTGTACGGGTCAGTGACGTAGTAAATGATCACGCCGCCAACAGTGCCGGTACCGGCAGTGCCGCCCACAGCGTTCGTCACAGTGACGTTGCTGGTTGCGTTCAGGATGGTGCCCATGGTAGCGCCAGCGCCCGTGTCGCCAGGGGCAACGGAAGAAATGGCGGTAACAGCGGCGTCGTTCAGCAGGCCGTTGGCCGACCCGGTGTAGCCCAGGTCAATAGTGCCGGTGCCCAGATCGTTGATGATGACTTGCGTGACCACGGCGCCAGCGGGAAGAACCACGGTGGAGGTGTCAGTTGCAGAGGCTTGGACGTTGCCAGCGGTGCCAGCAGCGGGGATGTAGAAAGTCGCGGCCATAACGCCGGAACCACAGTAAGCAGCGCGCGTTTGATCGCCGCCGCCCGAACGCCAAATGCTTTGGGTAGTAGAGACTGCCATTTCGAATTGTCCTTCGTACAAAGATCAGCGTGTCAGTTGTGTACGCATCTGCCGGATCAGTCTGACACACCGGGAGTTCCGGTTTCTCGCAATATACAGTAAAAGAAAAGGGGGCACAAGGCCCCCTTCTCGATTTAGGCTCCAGGGGAGCCGAAGATACCCAGCGGGTCAG